CTGACCATGCGGTACAGACGAAAGTTCTGGCAGGTTATGGAGTTAAGTCACACTTTAGTTACAATCTTTCTTTTGGTGATATTGATAAAAGTCTTGACGCTGGGAAGCCTGTCGTTATTGGTATTCTCCACAGGGGTTCTCTTTCTGCACCTACTGGTGGGCATATGTGTGTTGTGATTGGTAAAACTCCAGACGGTAAGGGGTATTATATTAATGATCCATACGGATCATTAAATGACAATTATAGTGGTCCAGTTGAAAATGGTAAGAAGACTATTTACACAAAAGCAGTTCTTAAGCACCGTTGGGCCCCTAACGGGTCTGACGGATGGGGACGAATCTTCGATTAATTTTAAACGAAAGATGCTTAAAGTGATTAAAGATCTTACAAATAATGGTAAGCATATAGAAGCAAACGAACTTTATCAACGGTATTTCGGATACAACATGGCAAGAATCGACTTACATAACTTCTTCAAATTTTATGACGAGAAGAACCCCAACCACGTTAAAGCAGTTCAGTGGTTAGAAGATAATCTTCCAAATGATTATCTTGAAGACAATGTGGATTGGGCAGAGATTTACAGAGGCAAGAAAGCACAACCAGCCTCTGCTTCTGCTGCTGCAGAGGTGTGCCCTCATTGTGGTAAACCACTGGGAAAGTAGGAGGGGCAGCTCCTTCTACTGGTGCTGCCCAAACAGGTAGTGATGATGTTCCAATGATGGGCATTAAACTAATCAAAGAGTTTGAAGGATGTCATTTAAATGCTTATCCTGATCCCCTAACTGGAGGACTTCCAATCACAATTGGTTGGGGATCAACCCGTAAGAAAGATGGTTCGTCATTTAAACTTGGTGATACTTTAACTCAGCAAGAAGCAGATGAACTTCTGATTGAACAGTGTAAGAATCAGTTCCTTCCATCACTTCGCAAAATCCCACATTGGAACGAGATGTCAGATGGAAAAAGAGGCGCTTTGCTCAGCTTTGCTTATAATCTTGGTGCCGGTTTTTACGGTGGTGATAACTTTAATACTATTACTAAACGCCTGAAAAATAAAGAGTGGGATTTAGTTCCTGATGCTCTTTATCTCTACCGAAATCCTGGTTCAAATGTGGAAGCAGGTCTTGCTCGTAGAAGAAAAGCAGAAGGTGAATCTTGGAAGAAGGGATGATAAATAGTTTCAACCATTTAGTTGAAACAACTCGGGAGTTGATAGCACTTCTAATTAACCTAAATATCAGGTAGAACATCATCACACGGACTGATGGATAAACAAAAGAAAAGGGAAACATGTATGAATACTGTGATTCGTGTTGCTATTCTTGGATGGTCTGCTGCATTACTTACTGCAAGTTATGCTGGTGCTCTTTCTAAGATGGACCCAACATTTATTGCTACTGTATTCACCGCATCTGCTGCTACCTTTGGTATTAATACTATGAAAAAAGGTGGTGATGATGAGGATGAAAAAAAACCAGAACCTAGAAGAGAAGAGGTTGTAGAAACTCCTCCTTCTCCTCCTTCTCCTCCAGAACTTGTTTGGGAAGAACCAATTCAAACGAGAACTGAAGAATTACCTTTAGTTGATTCTGATGCATCACTTGAAGAGAGAGTGGAAGCACTTGAAGCAAAGGTTGATGAAGAAAAACCATTTCAGAGAGGAGATCTCTGATGGCAAAATCGGCAAATAAAGGTAAGAAAGGATCTGGTAAACAACCCAAACAAAATCAAGGCAACGCAACTGCCAAAAAGGCAAAGAATGGTGGAAAGAAAAAATGATTGAGTTTGTGACTTTGACTATTGTTGGGCATGTGATAGTTGGTTCTGATTTATGCCAAACTGATTTTTTAAGTGAAAATCAAATTTACACATTTACATACCCATGCCAAGAGAATGGAACACTCCTAAACGAGAGTGTTGGAATGCTCCAATCCACCAAATACTCAAAGCTATAGATAATCACACCCGTCTTCACATGGAGACGGGTGATTTTTGGCATGAAGAACAGGCCCAGATCTTGAGAAAATATGTCAAAGATTTGAAAATCTGGATACACAAAGAAGAAGGTTGGTGGAACGAATGAAAAAGTTATTCACCTCAATTGGTTTAGTTTTATCTTTAGCATTTCCTGCTATAGCATCATCGTTAGAACCAAAACAACCAACAGTAAGACCTTATAGTGCAGAGGCAATGGGTTGTATGATACTCCTAGAATGCACTGAGGGTATAGAAAAACTCACGGTAGATTCTGAACTATTAAATGATCCCGACTTTGATCCATTCAGAGAAGAACTAAAAAGAATTATTACTGCTCTTGATGGTGTAAATGTTCCTGTTTATGTTGCAGAAGAAAGGTATTTTACTCCAAGAACAGTAGGATTATATAAACCAAACTATAATCGTTTCTTTGTAAATGAAACTCTTCTCAAAGATCCTAGAGAGTTTCTAGGAACGATGAGGCATGAAGGATGGCATGTGGTTCAAGACTGTATGGGTGGTGGATTGCAAACATCCTT